TGGCAGGCGCAAGGCGAGTTCTGGGACGATCTACAACAAGAGAAGCTGCGCATAATGCGCTTATTTTAAAAGGAGCGGAGTATGGAACTGGATCACACGAAAGCCGGTATCTTCCAAGGGACCAAGCAACTCAAGGCGTGGCCGATGACGCGCGGCGAGTACAACGTCTATCGCGGTTGGGAACTCCCCGCCGGTGAGGACCCGAAGGAGCCCGGCTATCTGGTCGAATACCTCGACGGCGGCAAGCCGAACGACGAACGGCACAGCGGGTACATTTCGTGGTCGCCCGCCGACGTCTTCGAACGGTCGTACTACGACGTTCAGAACTTCAAGGACGCGGCGGCGAACCAGATCGCCAGCGACGCCTGGGAAGCCCACAACCGTCGACGGGTCGCTCTGGACTTCGCCACCCGACACAGCGGTGGCTGCGGGGGTATGAACTCCGATCAATACCTTCAAATGGCGGAGGTCTTCGAAAAATATCTCACCGGGCCGACGACGTGGCAAGAACGCCTGGAGGCCGAACGAACGGAACTGTACGGCCGTCGAGACGCGCTGTACAAATTCATCGGAAGTGTCGAGTTCGGCAAACTCCCGATCCGCGTCCGCGATCTGCTCAACACGCAGTACGATCTGATGGATCAGCTGTACGGCGTGCTGGTCGAACGTCAGCGCGACTAATACCAAAGGGGCGGCTAGGCTATCAGTCGCCCCACAAGGATTTTAAAAGCTATGGCTACTCAACACGCCAAGACCCGCCCGCCAAGTGCGGCCGACCGCTGGGAGAACTGCCCGGAGAGCGCGCACGTCGTGACGATGTATCCGAACGACGAGACGGACGCGTCCAAGAAGGGCGACTATTGGCATGAGGTTATGGAAGATACCGTAACGTTTGGCGCGGTACCACCCCAAGCGGAGCCTGACGTCACCGAGGCCATGGAAGACCTACTCGCCTACGTCACCCGCCGTATCGAGGAAATGGGCGGTCGCGGTAACGTACAGGTCTACGTCGAAACGCAGATCGATATCCCGGCGACCGGCGAGTTCGGTACCGCCGATATCATCCTCGTGTCGCCGGAAGAAATCGAAATTATCGATGAGAAGTCCGGGTATGTACCGGTAAAGGTTGAGCGCAACTCTCAAATGTTCAACTATCTTGACGGCGCGATTGCCCTGCATGGGGCGCGACGCAAGTATACCGTGACGATCCACCAACCCAACTATGACCACGTTGACGGCCATCTGCGCTCGTACGTTGCCAGCGAGGACGATCTCCGGGATTGGCGCGAACGCGTGGCGTGGTCTATCGCCAACGAAGGCGCGTTGATCGCCGGGCCGCACTGCAAAAAGACGTACTGCCCCCATCGGGGGGCCTGCGAGGCGTTCCGCGTGTACGCCAAGGATGACCTGTCGCTCGGTTGGCATACCTCCGAGTACAAGACCATGACGGATAGCGCATTGTCCGTGGCGCTCGATGCGAGCGACGAACTGGCCGGGTACCGCAACGAACTACGCTCGGAAGCGATGCGACGTATCATGAACATGGACCGCACGGTTCACGGGTACAAGGTTGTCAAGGGGCGCAAGCAGCGTACCGTGATCAACCCGCGCGAACTGGTCGATAGCGTTCTCGGTAATATGGGTGTCGATTGGGCCGCTAAGCTGTTCCCCGATCTTGGTTGGGCTACTAGCGACCTGTACGGAGTGCTAACCAAGCATACCGGTGTCATGACCGAAGAACTTTTAAAATGTCTCGGTACGCCTAAGCATATCGAGGACGTCGTCAAGCAATACGCGAAAACCGCCAAATTGCCGCGCGGCGCGTGGCAGGGTGTTTACGACACAGTCGTAGGCGCGTATATCAGAGAAACCGCCAGTGGCCTTACTCTTGAGAAAGCCATTGACGGCCGACCGGCTCACAAACGGGGTAGTGAGTTCGGTGCGTTGAGTACCCCGCCAAGCACCATAACTCTGTAAAGCGAACAAAGCGAACAAAGGATACCAAAGTCATGACCATCAGCAATCTGTACGCTTCGAACGGCGGTAAGCCGATTTTCGAACAGTTCATCAGCCCCATCGGCACCATCGTGCATCTGTACCACGACAAGCCGCAACTCGACACGACCGACAGCAAGCCGCCGAAACCGATCCTCGACCCGGATACCGGCATTCAGAAGGCCACCTACAAGGCCACGCTGATCTGGCCCAAATCGAGCCTGACGACGACGCTCATGCAAATGCGTGAACTGGCCGCCAAGGTCGTCTCGCAGGCCTGGGGGAACGACGCGCTGGCCGACCCGTGGCTGAACCTGCAACCGTTCCTGCGCGACGGCGACAACCCGGAACACAACACGGCCAAGAAAGAATACCTCTTCGGCCACGTCTACTTGAACTTCAAGCAGAAGGCGACGGCAACCAAACACCCGCAAAGCGGTCAAGTCACCTACTCCGGCGGTCCTCAACTCGTTGGCCCGTACAACGAGGACTTGTTGGCGACGGACCTGTGGCCCGGCTGCAAGGCCCGCGTTTCGGGTATCATGTTCGGTACCGAGTACAGCGGCAAGCGGTTCATTTCGACCCGCCTGAACAATATCCAGAAAGCCGAAGACGGCGAGCGGATCGGCGGCGGCAGTCGTCCCGACGCCCGTTCGCAGTTCGACCCCCTGGCTACGCCTCCGGCGGGCGCTGGTGGCGCGTTTGGCGCTCTGGGCGGTGCGCTCGGTGGCGGCAAGATCATCCTGTAAGCCGCTGACCTAAAGGGCCGTACCGTGGAACTTCGCACGCACATTGACTTTGAGACGCGTAGTCTAGCAGACCTTTTAAAGGTCGGCGCGGACGCCTATGCGCGTCACTGGTCAACTGCGCCGCTGATGCTTACTTATGGTACGGCCCCGAGGGGCGTCATGCCCCAATTCGCTCTGATCGACTTTTTCGAGGTACCGGGGTACGCCGATAGCGTATACCCCAATAACGTCGCCCCGGAATTCAGTATGTTCCGCGTGCCGTGTCCGCAACCGATCCTCGACGCCATCGCGCGGGGTGACGTGTTCGTGGCCCACAACGCGCGGTTCGAACAAACCATCTGGTACAACATCTGCCACAAGCGTTGGGGCTGGCCTATGCCCGACAAGTGGTCCTGTACCGCCGCCCGCTCCCGATACTTCGGTCTGCGCGCCAGCCTGGATGGCTCCGCGAGCGACCTTGAGGTTATCAGCCAGAAAGACGAGCGCGGCAAACAGTTCATCAACGATTTCTGCAAGCCGCGTAAGTACCAAGGTCCCAAGAAAAACGGTATCGTCAAAGAACTCTGGTACGAGCCTCACCAAAACCCGGAAGGGTGGCGCGTCGGCAAGGAATACTGCATCACTGACGGTATGGCGGAAGCCGATATTGACGCCGTCCTGCCCGATCTGCCGCCGTTCGAACAGGCGGTGTGGGAGTGGGATTTCACGTTCAATGATCGCGGTATCCCTATCGACGTCACGTCCGTCAAACGGGCGATGCAGTTTTCCGACCACTATACCGAAGTAGCGGTTAGGCGGTTCGAAGAGATTACCTCCCTGCGACCCACGCAGCGCGACCGGGTTCTCGAATACCTCCAACAGCGCGAGGAAATCGAGAACCTGGGCGACCTCCGCTCTAAAACTCTCAAGCGTCTGACCCGCTCGGAGTTCCCGGCCGATCTGCAAGAGGCTATCACTATCCGTCTTGACTGCTCCCTGGCGAGTATCAAGAAACTGGAGACGATGGACCGCTGTACCGACGATGACGGGAACGCGCGGGGCGGCCACCTGTACGGCGGCGCGCATACCATGCGTTGGTCGCACAAGCGCATCCAAACCGGCAACATGAAGCGCGGCGACGCCAAGACGCAGGCCCGGCTCATGGCCTTCCTGGCGGACCCCTGCTGGGATGAGCCAGGGCTAGGCCACAACGGCGGTTTTGCGATGCCTCTGGAGCCCCTAAAGGTAGGTCGCTGGGCGTCATCGGCCGATTTGCAGTTCTTCCGCCCTCTGGGCGATCTGAGCATGTCCATGCGGGGGTTCATCAAAGCCCCCAAGGGCCGCCAGATCATCGCGGCCGACTTCGCCCAGATCGAGGCTCGCGTACTGGCGTGGCTGGCCCGCGAGGAGTGGCTACTAGAGGCGTTCCGTAACAAACAGGACCCGTACGTCAAGTTCGCCTGTACCTATATGTGGCCGTCGGCGTACGAAGACTGGTTTGAGTACGATACTAACGGTAAGCGGAAGGTCAAAGGCGGTATTTATGCCAAGCGGCGTCAAATCGCCAAGTCGGCGGTTCTGGGCGCGGGCTTCGGCATTAGCGGGCCGAAGTTTGTCGAATACTGCGATAACTCCGACCTGATCATTTCGCTGGAGGAAGGCAACGAGACGGTCAAGACGTACCGCAACGCGCATAGCCGCATCGTTGAGCTTTGGGATCGCGTAGAGCGGGCCGCCATCCTGGCCACGGCGAACGAGGGTACCGAGTTCTGCCTAGAAGGTACCGGCGTCAAGTTCTACGTCTGGCGTCTCGATGAGGAGCGCTGGTGGCTTGTGCGCGAGGACCCGAGCGGTTCTTGCCAACACTACTACCGCCCCAAAATCGAGTTCAAGACCAAGTGGGGACGTTTAAAAGAAACACTCACATTCCGCACCGAGTGGAACGGCAAGTCATATCGCGAAGACACGTACGGCGGCAAGCTGGTCGAAAACATGGTGCAGAAGATCGCCCGCGACATTCTTTGCGTGGGTGGCCTAAAAGCCGAAAAAGCCGGGTATCCGACTATCATGTTGGTACACGACGAAAACGTCACGCTACCGCCAATAGGGTTTGGTAGCGCCGAAGACTTGTGTCGTCACATGTGCGACCAAGAACCCTGGATCACCGATCTGCCAATTGAAGCGGAGGGGTCCGTTATGGAGAGGTACGGAAAATGACTAAGCTGCATACCATGCAATCGAAGAACAAGGTTGCCACGGTCCCTGTTCCGGGCGAAATCTGGGATCAACTGGTACCGCAACACCAGATGAAGTTTGTCCTCGACAGGCTCATCGAATTCGTCGTGTCCCCGTATTTTACGGACTTCGGCGGCTTCCGCATCGTGGCGACGTACCCGACCCCTAACGGGGGTGCGCCGCAACTCACGGAAATCCTGGCCATCGGTCGCGAGCCGACGCCGGATAAGCCGTCGATTATCGTTCCCGGCCTGATCAAGCCTAACTAGGAGACGTCCATGTCCAGTATCAAAATTTCGCTGGTGCCTCCGCTAACGGATGGCCAAATCGGTTTTACTGTCCGCGTATACGGCGTGGAAGGCGGACCATCAGATACCATCGTGTGCGGCAGGTTCGCAAATATACCGAAAGAACATGAAGAAGCCGCGCGGGAAGTTATTCACCAAGTCGCCGAAGCGTTCAAAATGCTCGCCGTCAAGGTTGAATTCACTGCCAGAGCGAGGGCGAAACCATGAAGTCTTTTAAAGTAGATGACGCTTGGGTCGTCGAATTCGATGATTTCGAGTGGTTTGGTGTGGACGATACCGCCCGTGCCCGGCTGGCTATCGACGCCCGCACGGCGGCCAAAGAGAACAAGTGCCAATCCGTGTCGGTCTTCTCAATTGCGGACGCTCTGTTTCCGGTACACCACACCGGACGCAAGCGGGTCCATACCGAACAGATCGACACCGGCGTCGCGTTCGTGATGACCTGCACACACCACGTCGAAATCCCTCGCGACCATTGGGAGGGGCTGGACGATGCCGGGCAAGCGAAGCTGATGAAGCGGGTCCTCGATATCGTGGAAATCAAGGGACGTACTAACCCCGGTCGGTACGAAATCTTCGTTCCGAAAGGCGACGGTACGAACCAGTACCTTGAGAGGGGGAAGCTCGGGTGAAAGAGGCCCCCGTAGAAGAACGGCTGCGCACGCGACTTGAGGGGCGGGGTTTCCGCGTCCTTAAGCTCGTTACGCCGGGCCATGCCGGGAGTATGGACCGTCTGATCCTGCGTCCGTTGTGGTCCCCCGGCGCGCCGTACTTCTGCGAGTGCAAACGGCCCGGCAAGAAAGAGCGGCGGCTCCAAGAACTAGTACGCGACGAGTGGCGCGCTCGCGGGTGCATCGTCCTAGACGTGTGCGATACCTACGAACGTGTGGAAAAAATTCACGACGCGCTCATGCGTCAATGTACCTGGGAAAGGATAGACTGGTGAGCATCAAACAAACAACACCCGAACACACGGCGTTAAAAGATGATATCGCCCGCGCTTGCACCCCCTACATACAAAACGGTATGCCGACGCACGAAGTCATCAGCGTTATGGCGGCGACCATCGGCATGTACATGTGCTTCCTCGATCCTGCTCGGTTTACCGTACAGGGGGTTATCGACATGGTGATGAGTAACCTTGCTCTCGGCAATCAAGCTGGACAAGCGCACGCGCTGCTCGAAAAGACCCTGAACAGCAAGCCGCACTGACATGGCCCTCCCCGACCTTTTTGCCCCTATCGTCAACGTACCGGCAACGGATGATCGATATCGTCTCAAAGACGGCGCGCGGATGCGTTCGTACCAGTTACGGGCGGCCCATAAGATTTTCATGGGTGAGCCGCGTATCGACCCCGAAACGGGCAAGAAGGTCGGGCCTGAACGTGACGGTACCGCCGTCCATATCGACCCCGGCCTGGGGAAAACCATCATAGGCCTCTCGGCTATCGTCGAGTGGTTTAGGTGGGGTATCGTGCAGAAATCGGTACTCGTCGTCGCACCTATCAAAGTGTGCGAAACGGTATGGCGGCAAGAGGCCCGCGACTGGAGCCATACCCGCCACCTGACGTTCCAATTGATCCGAGGTAACGAGAAGGAGCGCGCCTTTGCTCTTGCCCGCCCGGCCCATGTGTACCTCGTAAACCCCGAAATGCTGGTATGGTTGCAAAAGTACCTGCGCCAGGATTGGGGCTCCAAGTTCGATGCGCTGATCATCGATGAAAGCTCGATGTTCAAGGATCACCGCGCCAAGCGGTTCCGCGTCCTATCGAACTACGGTACCCGCGTCCTCGTCAAGGACCCCGTAACTGGAAAGCCTTTAAAAGACCCCTTGACGGGTCAGGTGAAACCAGTGCCACCCCACCGGTTCAAGCGCTCGGCAGTGCTTACCGGTACGCCTACTCCGTCGGGGCTACAAAACCTATGGGCCCCTACGTACCTACTCGACCACGGTCAACGACTGCACAAGCACTTCGATACCTTCCAAGGGCGGTTCTTCCACAAGTCGCACCAAGTCGCCCAGCATGTGGACAAGTACGAACTGAACTCCGAGGAAGACGAGGTACGTCCAGAGTGGCAAGCGATCAATAGCGCGCCGGAACGCATTCACGAACTGATAGCCGATATCGCTATCGAACTAGACGGCGCGGACTACGGTGTATTGCCTAAAGTCCTCCCGCCGACTGAACACTACATTGACCTGCCCGAGGAGCTTTTGCCGCACTATCGCCGCTTGGAGCGCGAGGCGGTATTCGAAATGCTCTCCGACCCCGTCCTGGCCGCGAACGGCGGGGCCAAGTCAATGATGTGTTGGCAGTTGTGTAACGGTGCGCTGTACACAGTGGACCAGTACGGCAAGAAAATCTGGCAGGAGGTCCATACCGGCAAGCTGGATAAGCTGGTCGAGATCATCGATGAGCAAGACCAGCACCGCTTGATCGCGTACAACTTCAATCACGATCTGGAGCGTATCATCGCTCGGTTCAAGAAAGAAGGTATCCCCTACTCTGTCCTTAAGGGCAAAGACAGTGAGGCGATCATTGACAGGTGGAACGCTGGCGGTATTCCCAACCTGCTCATCCATCCGCAGTCGGCCGCGCACGGCCTTAATCTACAATTCGGCGGCCACCGCGTGACGTGGTTTAGTACGATTTGGTCGCTGGAGCGTTGGCTACAGCTTATCGCTCGCTTGGCCAGATCGGGCCAAAAGGGGATTGTCGGTATCGACGTCATCATGGCCAGGAACACGACTGACCTAGTCAGGTTTAACTCCATGGGCGAACGGGGCGATGACCAGACGAGGTTCCGCAAGGCGCTTATGAAGTACCAGCAGCAAATGGGGATCGACCTGAATTCGGTTCCGATTTTGGGCGGCTCCGCAAAGCCATTTGGAGGGTTGATGCTATGATGTACGTGAAAGATAAATTCGGCTGGAAAAAGTGTTTTGCCCTAGTACCGTTCCCTTTAGGCGATAAATGGGTTTGGTTTCGGACGTACTGGACTAGGTTCTACGGCGAATACTATGAAACGTCGCTCGGCAACCCAAACCTAGGCCGTGAAATTTCGGATGGGTTTAACGGTAATAATCTGCACTTGTGCGGAAGTATCGACGCACTATTAAAGCTAAATAGGAAAGACGCGGTTTCCCATCGTATACCGGGTATGGCTGTACAACTCCTCGAAGTGGCGTCTAAACGTCTTCGCAGGGGTACCGAGCTATGATCCGAGAACGCATGTATGGCGTGCTTGTGTGCGGCGGTCGGGACTACGCCGACCGGGAGTACCTATTTAGGTACATGGACGCCGTTGCACTCTTGTACGGCCCCGATATCATGGTCATTACGGGTTCAGCGCGCGGCGCGGACGCCATGGCCGAAGAGTGGGCCAAAGAGCGCCAACAGATATACGTCGGCTTCCCCGCGCAATGGGACAAGTACGGGTTAAAGGCCGGTATGAAGCGGAACTCTGAAATGGCCGCGCTGTCGGGAGCTAAGGTCGTCGTGGTGTTCCGGGGCAGGAAGGGAACTTTAGGTATGTACAATCTGGCGACGACGCCCGGCCTCATGGAGCCGGAACCGATTGTACTCTTGCCGGATGGGAGGTTTTGGTTATGAGGTATTTTAAAAGATTTGTGCAAGCGTACAATGACGGCACGGTTGCCGACGACGTCAGTTGGCGCGCGTATAACATTGAAGCCATGGCGGATGCGGCAGGAGATAAACGCATCCGCGAAGGGTTGGCTAGTGTTCCCACTGTCTGGGATCGTACCGCTTTAACTAACCATATGGCTCTCGCCCAGGTCGCCGCTGACTATGGCCTAGGGTCGCCGGAGAGGGCCGGATTCCTCCTGGCGCTCTGGCGGACATGGTTCCGCGTGGCCTGCATGGGCGTCGATCGACAGAAGCTCATTTACAGGAAGCCCTAGGATCGTCGCACAGGGCATGAAAAAGGGCGCTAGGCTATCCACCTAGCGCCCTCATCGTTTCGGCCTCTGACGGCCCGCTTTTAGGCCCTATCGTTGTCGTCGGGGTGCTGGCTCATGGCCGCGAGGCCGCCCCCGAGGATCAAGGCGAGCCCCATGGCCACCTTGTCCAGGGTGACGCCGACGGCGGGTAGGCCAGCGGCGGTCGCCAGGATCGCGAGACCGGCGTAGGTCGTCGGCTCTTTGGCGCGGAGCTTCACGAACTTGATCAGCTTTTTCATGGTATTTCCCTTCTCCCAGAGTACCGCCACGGACTACCCGTGACGCATTTGTTCGGCCAGTTCGTCGGCGCGGCCTTTGACCTGCTTGGCCCACAGGCTTTGCAGCATACCGTCGGCCGCGCCGTCGTAGTCCCCGGCCTTCATCATGCGCAGGGTGTTCTTGAAGCCGAGCAGCTTCGTGATCCCCATATTGAAGCACATGTTCCAGAGGACGTACTGCCTCTCCTACGACATGGTACACCACCAAGAAAGGGCGCGGTCGAGATCAGCGGCGGCGCTCTTGAGGTCGTTACGGAGTAGGTACTGCGCTTCCTCGCGGGTGAGGCCGCCTCCCAGGCGCTTGTCGATCAGGCGGCCGATACCGATAGTCCAGTACCCCTCGCTGTCCTGATACGCCGACGACACGAACCCTTCGTGGCGCGTGATCTGATCCACGAACTCGGCTTCATTCA